TCTACCGCCGGGGCTACCTCTTCGTAGAACCTGTGCATCTCCCGCTTAATCTGCTCAGACAGATCCTTGGATTGGGCCTCATGAAGCACCGTCTGTGACCGTTGAGCCACCAACTCTTGTGTCGGGGGCGACATGTACTTCAGGACAACATCTAGCTCTTTGAGCTTTGCCCTGTGACTACGGAGCGCCTTACCCACCACTTCGTCCATCTTCAACAGGGCTTCACGGTAACTGCCGTGCTGTTTGACCTGTGCCTCCCACTGCTGGTGAACCACTGTCAGCGGCATGTTGTTGTCTACATGCTTAAGTAGGAACTTGTACAGAGCGGTTGACCCGCCATTCATTGCGGTCATGGCTTCATGGACTGCATTACGGTAGCCCGCTTGGCCGCTGCCATACTCGTACTTCTCGAAGTCATTGGTCAGGATGGATGCTCGGACCTCGCTGCCCTTGTCCCCCATCTGGTTGATGACTCGCTTCAGCTTCACGTCCTTGCCTGCGGCATCAAACACTTGATTGAAGCAGGCTAGTTCTAGACCGTGGATGATGGAGCTTTTGCCCGCACCATTGCGTCCGTGGATGAGAACGTATGGCACTTCAAAGCGCCAGCGTGTCTCTAGTTTGTTCTTAACATTTGTTACTAGTGTCTTAATCATACTTCACTCCATGATTGGCCGATGTCGGCCTCTGCTGTAAACTCTACGGGTAGACCTTCTACCCTCCTTGTTAGCACTTCAGTTACAATCTTCTGCGTCTCTTCTGCTTTTCCCTCCGGTACTGTGAATACGACGGCATCGTGAAGCTGGTTCACTAGGCCAATCTTGTTGGTAAAATCAAACGGCAGGTGGTCATCCACCAACTCAATCATCCCTTGAGCGACCACAGCAAAGCCGCCCGCTTGAACCCCAAAGTTCAAGATGGCGTTGTAGTCTTCTTGGGCGAAGAAGCGCCGCCTTCCCATGACGACCTCCTCGACGTAACCTTTGTTCCGGCAGTCCTGCAAGGTTTTTCTCCACCACTTCGCGAACTCCGGGGCTCTATCCTTCCATCTCTTGTGGAGCACCCGAATCTGCTGGAGCTTGTAGTGGGCGTACAGCAGGTTGCCATCGTTGTCCTCGTTGCTGGTCACTAGGTCGTAGATTTTAGGCGCTGCCGCACCGTACAGCGAAGCAAAGCAAATAGTCTTCGCGAGGTTACGCATACGCTTGAACTGACCCTTACCCTTACCCATCTTCGTCTCAGGAGCCCCCTCTGACTCCCAGAACCTAGACCCAAACATCAGGTCACCCGTCAGGTTGTGGGGGTCAATCTCCTTGTGCTCGAATGCGTCGAGGTAGTGTTGGGCTCCTGCCAACGCTGAGGCGAAGCGTAGTTCCAGTTGGTCGTAGTCTGCCCCGACAAATACGCATCCCTTCGGAGGTATGAACATGTCACGGAGACTATGTGGAATGTTCTGGAAGTTAGGGCCGCTAGATGAGAGGCGTCCCGTAACCGTGCCATGTGAGTTCCAGTTGGGGTAAACATATCCATCCCGCACAAGACCAGCATCGGGCCTCAGCTTAGATAAGTAAGTAGTAAGCAGTTTCTCGTCCCGGCGGTAGAACCGGAGTGCATTGATGTACTCACGTTGCTCATCGTCAACGAGAGGGCTGGAGGCCAGAGCCCGGAGTACGTCTGCTCCTACGCTAGGTTCCCCGGTCTTTGTAAACTCCTTGGGCGGAAGACACCACTCACTGAAGAATAGTTCCCTAACTTGGGTGGGTGAGTTGGGGGCGATGTCTGGGCGCTGCTCTAGTAGAATCCGCTTCCACTTGTCGGAGCTTTCACGGTGTCGAGTCTCATGCTCTAGCCTTCTGCCCTCGTCGATGCGTATGCCCATTCGCCGCATACCAACGCAGATGTTCTGTATTTTGGCATCAAACGTATACAGGTGATTTTGGCCACGCGCTCTAACAGCACTGCGAAGAGGCTCTACTATGCGTGCGGTAACTGCTACGTCAGTTGCACAGTAGTCGTGTAGCTCTTGGTCTGTCCTAGCTACGACTCCAGTGTGGTCCGCCTTCCAAGCAGGTACGTCAGTTAGGAATGAGCCGATGAACCCTAGCCCGTGTCGGTGCTCGGACGAAGCTAGTTTGTGTAATAGGATGGTGTCAACCAAGGGCTCAGGTGTAACACCGAGGTGCTGTTCAACTACGATCCTATCGAAGTAGCCTGCGTTGTGTCCCACCTTGATGTGCTCTGGGTCCGTGAAGACATCACGCAGTAGGTCTTTCATCCAAGCCTCCACGTCTGCCGGATAAAACCTACTGATGCCGTCGATACTGACGAAGGGTATCATCAGTACTTTGTCTACTGTTCCGATGCCAATACACCGCAGGTCTGTAGTTAGACAGTCTACACCGTCAGTCTCAACGTCGTATGCAAGGGGCTGACCCTTAACATCCTCGAAGAAAGCCTTGGCTACTTCGTAGTCAGGAGTGAAGATCACCTCTGGGTCTTTCCAGTTTAGTTCCCCTCTATGATGGCGAAGCATCTTACCTACGTCACTACGGAAGATGCCCTTGAACCGTGGGTTCCGCATTACCATAGATGGTGAATAAGTAGGTAGGACCTTGTACTCTTCCAACTGAGCAGGCCCGCCACGCACTGCGTCCAGCTTAGGGTTGCCGTCGTACACGAACTTCGTTGCGTAGGAGCCCATCGGTAGGATGGTCTTGTACTCATCAATGTTCTGACGAACGTGAGCAGAGCACGCCTCAATGGGGCTGAGGTAGGGCTTCTGGCCTTTCTTGGTACGTCTGCGGTTGGTTGCCCTCAGACGAGCGAGGTACGTCTTAGGATCGTCCTTGGGCCACCTACAGCCAATGATGTTGCCCCACGATACGTCGGACGACTCAACCCCGTGAGCGTTCAACTGTTCAACTACAAAGATGCCGTTGACATCAGAGAAGGGGACACCCAGTTGTGCGTCAGTCTTGGACGGACCCTCACCTAAGATAAGTACACCTTTGTCCTCAGCGTTGTGTACGAAGTCTACTGGTGCCCAGCACTTCTCACGTTTCCAGTACTGCTTTAGCGGGCACTGGTCACATTTAGCTTTATCAAACGCCACAGGCTTCTCCTAGTTAACTAAGTTATATAAATGAGGATGAGTCACAAAGAAGTCGGTGCCCTATTAGTCACGTTTTACCTGTTGTCGCATGTGGCAATCAGCGTGCCGTTAGGTATTTACTTTGCTGGTGTGTACCTCAACTGGACCATACCTTGGTGTGATTCCCAGTACATTCTCCAGCCAAACGAACCAAGCATCGAACTCTTCATTTGTAAGGTTACGGGGCATGAAGTAGACACCACGTCGTAGTTCTACTTTAGATTTCTTTTTAAGCCGGAAGAACCCTACCCTCTCCATCGGAGAGCAGTCAGCCCGTGGTACTTCCCACTCTTTGAGGAGACGCTCTAATGCGTCAATCTCCTCGACACTTAACTCAGTCTTCGTCAAAGGTAATCCGAGCAGGAGGCTCGACCTCTTCCACGCCAGAGTAGACCAGTACAAGTGCGCTGCACTTAGGGCAGGTCA